GGGCGATGACCCAGAGGACTACGCCACCATGCGTCGTTCCAACTGATTCCTGACAGGAACGGAGTTTGTTTCCAAACGGATCAAATAAACCATTTACATGGTCGATCCACCATTATATAATAGACTCAACAGTTAAGGAAAGGAAGGAACGCAAATCATGAAGGCACTTATCAGCTACGTCGACTTCATCAACCTTCGTCGTAGCCTCTTCGGTCAGGATCCTCTTGACCTGTACAACGACTACGCCGAGGTTCGTGCAAAGATCGAGAACCTGGGCTCTCCGGAGCTTCTGTCCGGTAACGGCGAGTATCCTCTGGAAGAGAGCCGTCGTCGGACCGATAAGTGGCTCGACGCCATGGCCGAACTCGATAACATTGAGAAGGAGCTTGTAGCATGAAGTCGCTCGAGTATCGCAAGGGATTCTCATCGGACGGAGTTCGCGACCTTCTGAAGTCGCGGATCAACTCGAAGGGCCAGGTAGTCCTTCGTGAGAAGGATGTGAACGAGCTCATGGCGATGGTCGACTACCACGTCGATCGTTCGTTCGAGCTCATGCGGTCGACAATGATCAAGGAGAATGCATAATGAGTAGCAATGTGGAAGAACTCGAGGAGCAGCGTGACGTACTGATGGATGCGATTCATCAGAAGTATCTCGAGCATCTGCGCGAGGGTGTCTGTCGCATCACCTTCACCAAGAAGGACGGAACCGAACGTAACATGACCTGCACGCTCGACATGGATCGTGTACCCGAGGATCATATGCCAAAGACCGACGGTAATCGTAAGGAAGAGGGTGTCGTCCCCGAGTCGGTTCGTGTCTACGATCTCGAAAAGCAGGGCTGGCGTTCGTTTCGTATGGACTCGGTGACGGTGTTCGAGCCGCCTAAGTCCCTTGTATAAATAACCCGCAATTGCCCGATAGCTCAGCGGCAGAGCAGGTGACTGTTAATCACCGGGTCGTAGGTTCGAATCCTACTCGGGCAGCCATACAACGCTACGATGAGGTACGATATGTTTAAGCGAATCACAGAGGCACTCAAGCCAACTGCGAAGACAAAAGAGGATCGTGACGACAGGTCGGAACATCGTAAGTACACGACTCGCTACGAGGATCTTTGTCAGTAAACACTAGTATCATCGCCGGAGTAACTCAACTGGTAGAGTAGCGTCCTTGTAAGTCGAAGGTTAGGGGTTCGAGTCCTCTCTCCGGCACCAGTCACAATACGGTCCCTTAGCTCAGTTGGTCAGAGCGCCGCCCTGTCACGGCGGAGGTCGCAAGTTCGAGACTTGTAGGGACCGCCATACAACCTGGGAGTATAGCTCAATTGGCAGAGCGTGACATTGTACGTCACAGGTTTCGGGTTCGAGTCCTGATGCTCCCACCAACAATTGGGTCGTTAGCTCAGCAGGAAGAGCATCGGACTTTTAATCCGCTGGTCGCAGGTTCGAATCCTGCACGACCCACCAGGCAAAAGGTAGCGCAGATCCGGTGAAAGCGCCCGTCCTCCACGATAAGTGGTCCGCACCCCAGAGTGGGATAACCAAGAGACTCCGGAATTCAACAGAACCGAGCCGCCTCTGCACCGTCAAGCGCAACTGCTGATCCGAATGAACGGATATCGCCGAGGGGATACCTTCGGAGTCGGTCACTTTATTCTTATGGAGACAACGATGCCAAAGATTGAGAACTGTTCATGGGCAGACTTTCGCAAGGGTAACCATCGTCTGTCTCCGATCAATACCGTCGCAATACAGATCACCGATCCGGGTGACGTACCTCCAGAACCGGCGGAGGACGTCTTTGCCCAGCGGCACTCGTTTCAGTTTCTTGATGCGGAGGAACCCACTCGGTTCTTTCCTGAAGAGAAGCTCATATCTGACGAGCAGGCAGAGTCCATCGCGTCGGTACTGATTCATGCGCTTGAAAACGATCAAGACGTCTTGGTTCACTGTGTCGTCGGTGTATGCCGATCGGGTGCGGTCGTTGAGGTCGCCGAGATGATCGGCTTCGACGAGTGCTTTCGTTACAGACATCCGAACGTTCGCGTCAAGCGCAAACTCATGGAACAGTTCGATTTACTGCCCCGGTAGCTCAGCAGGATTAGAGCAACGGATTTCTACTCCGTCGGTCGAGGGTTCGAATCCTTCCCGGGGCGCCAATAAACCATTTACATACGACACCAACTATGGTATTATACCACCATAGTCTGAAGAAAGGAGTACGTATGGCTCAGGGTAACCTGCTTAAGAAGAAACCGACCACACCCAAGAAGAAGGCCGTTCCCAAGCGTCCTAAGACCGGTCTGAAGGCCTGTCCTCTGGATCGTGGATTCGGCATGTGTCGTCGATTCTTCTACGACGAGATCGATCAGAAGGACGTGTCCAAGCTCTGTAAGGAGTACGTTCGCAAGAACTTCTCTAAGAAGGACGCACAGGCCATTCTTGCGAATCCCGAGTATCACTTCGCAATGTACAACGGTCGCGGCGCGGCCATCTTCTGGCTCAACCACGATCTTGAGTTCGAGGAGCCCTTTCAGGAGTATCCTAAGCGAGTACACCAGGCCTTCAAGGAACTGATCGAACCCGGTCAAAAGATTCTTGACGCCAAGAAGCAGTCCGACGAGGCCAAGGCTCAGCGCAAAGTTCTGACTCCGCAGGAGCTCATGCAGCGCAAGGTCAACGACACGGTCGGATACGAGCTCGACTATCTCGAGGACGAGTGGATCGAGGGTAAGAAGACCAATGTGGATCTGTACACTCTGTTTCAGAAACACGAGCTCAAGGGTGCGTCCGCTCCGTATCTCAAACCTCGTGTCGAGTTCATGCGTAACGAGTTCTACGACGCGTATCACAAGAAGGATACGAACGCGGTCGAGGGATACGATCATCTGACTAAGAAGGAGCTGAAGCGTCGTCTTGATGTCTGTGAGCGCATGCTGACGGATCTCGACAAGATCCAGGCCGCGGCCAAGGCGACACGCAAGAAGCGTACACCGAAGGCTCGTACGGCCGACAAGCAGATCAAGTACTTCAAGTTCCTGAAGGAGGACAAGACTCAGTACAAGCTGGTGTCGGTGGATCCTCTGTCGGTACCCGGTGCCTTTCGTCTGTACACGTTCAACGTCAAGAATCGTGAGCTCTGCGAGTACGTCACCACGTCGGCAAACGGATTCGAGATCAAGGGTACCACCATTCAGAACTTTGATCCGGAGCAGTCGCGCAAGACTCGACTGCGTAAGCCCGACGACTTCCTTCCGATCGTACTCAAGAAGACACCGAATCAGATCGACAAGGAGTGGAAGAAACTCTCCACTAAGACCAACGAACCGTCCGGTCGAATCAATGCGGACACCATCCTGCTACGAGTGGAGAACAAGTAACGATGGTCGCGGAGGGTATGGCCGCCGTGGTACTCACGTTCATGATGTCGGAGATTCCCGAGTCCGAACGTGAGTGCCTGGCTCTGAACGCGTATCACGAGGCACGCGATCAGTCCCAGTTGGGTATGATCGGTGTATCCCAGGTAGTACTGAATCGAGTCGAGGACGATCGTTTTCCGAATACGATATGCGACGTCGTACATCAGCAGCGATTCAATGATCCACCGAACGCACCCATTCGTATCGGACGGTGTCAGTTCTCTTGGTACTGCGATGGGAAGAGCGACGCTCCTCGCGACGAGTACGCGTACGACACGGCGATGCAGACCGCCGCACACGCCTACTATCTGTACGATACCGGATACGATATCACCGAGGGCTCGACGCACTATCATGCGACTTCGGTGACTCCGAGCTGGGCATCAAGTAAACAACACGTGGTCGATATCGACGACCATCGATTCTATAGGTGGGAGTGAATGGAAGAAAACGAAGACAGGATCGAGGAGGTCGCACTCACGAAGAAGCGGTTCTCACGAATGGTCGAGGAGTACGTCGGCGATCATCCCGACTCAAGTTATATGGACGCGGTACTACAGATCTGCGAGGAACGTGCGATCGATCCGTCCGACGTAGGTAAGCTCGTCTCTCCCGTCATTCGCGAGAAGATCGAGGCCGAGGCAATGGGAGCCAATCTCGTCAAAGGAGGAGGCAACAGTCTGCCGATATGAGAGCGATGGAACCATACGACGTATTCAAGTACTACATGGCTATGAAACTCCATTTTGAGTCGGAATCGTACGAGGCGCCGAAGTACAACTACAAGACGTCGGCTAAGCCACAGTCGTTCTTTAAGCGAAGGGACAAGTATCACTTCGCCAAACTGGGGCGACGATTCGACGATCCTCGAGAGCTGATCGACTTCTTCACGGCTCAGTTCACGGCGTCCGACAAGACATGGGTCGGCGACATGCTACAGGACGAGGAGAAGTACACCGACTGGCAGCGTCGTCAGCAGTCCCTGACCTATAACTTTGAGCAGGATATAAATACACTGGCAGAGGAGGCAGAGAGCTTCGACAAGATCTTTGAGATCCCAGACGGTAGTAACTATCCGCCGGTAATCGAGAAGTATCTACAGGAGGAGATCTCACTCGAGACCGTGGTGATACTCGATCGTCTTACGAGTTTTATGAGACGAGTCGACAAACAAATCACCGAGACGATCGTATGGCCGGACGTCTCGAAACGAATTCGCAAGTACGGCCTATTGCTTCGATTCAATCAGGATCGTATGCGGAGGGTGGTACTGCGAGTGTTTACATCATGAGAGACTTTTGATATAATAGACTATGTTGAATTGGATAATTCAGCAAAACGATACATACTGCAGCAATATTACAGGAGATACGAAGTATGTCTTTTTCCAATCTTAAGAAGAACCGTGGCCGCAATATCGATAAGCTCGTTCAGGAGGCCGAAAAGATCAACACCGGCGGAGGTGGTGGCAACAAGTACGTCGACGAGCGCATCTGGAAGCCCACCGTCGATAAGTCCGGTAACGGTTACGCGGTGATTCGTTTCCTTCCTGCTCCGGACGGCGAGGAACTTCCCTGGGTTCGTTACTGGGATCATGGGTTCAAAGGTCCGACGGGTCTCTGGTACATCGAGAAGTCGCTGACCACCATCGGTCAGAACGATCCGGTCTCCGAGGCAAACTCGCGTCTCTGGAACTCCGGTCGTGACGAGGATAAGCAGACCGCTCGCGATCGTAAGCGTCGTCTTCACTACGTGTCCAACATCTACGTCGTCAAGGATCCGTCCAATCCTGAGAACGAGGGTAAGGTCTTTCTGTATCAGTACGGCAAGAAGATCTTCGACAAGATCATGGACATGATGCAGCCACAGTTTCAGGACGAGGAACCGGTCGATCCGTTCGACTTCTGGGACGGAGCGGACTTCAAGCTCAAGATTCGTCAGGTCGAGGGTTATCGTAACTACGACAAGTCCGAGTTCGCCGCACCCTCCGCACTTCTTGGTGGGGACGACGAGGAGCTCGAGGGTGTGTACAATCGCATGTACTCACTCAAGGAGTACGTCGATCCGAAGAACTTCAAGTCGTACGAGGAACTGAAGGCTAAGTTGCATCGTGTGCTCGGCGAGGGTTCAGAGGAGACACTGTCGACGGCCGAGTCGATCTCGTTGGATGAGACCTCCAGTGGCCCGTCGTTCAAGTCCTCGGAGGCATCGACAGAGTCGTCCGCACCCAGTGAGCCGATGTCGAGTAACGACGACGATGATGATGACGACGATACTCTGAGTTATTTTGCTAAGCTGGCGGCTCAGGACTGATCACTCCCACCATATAACAACTACAACAAAAACAACAATAAATCTTATGGTACCCCTCTGCAACGGAGGGGTTTTTTATAAATACAATCGGCAAGATTCGTTCTGGACCTGGCACCTGGGAAAGACAGGGGCGCTCGCCTTAAAAAGCATCGTTGACATTAAGATAAAGGAGAGAAGTATGATCGCACTCGATTCGTGTGGTCGTGTCTTGATGGAAGCGGTGTCAATCAGTCCTCAAAGACCGAAAGATTCTGCTCTCGATATCTGGACACGAGTAGAGTATAAGAAGGACCAGTCCTACGCCCGGCGCGAGTTAAAGTCAGGTAGACTACCTCGGATGGTGTGAGATTCCTCATGAACCAAGGGCCTCTCTACACGGGAGGCCCTTTCTATTATGGGTTCATCCCATAGGCGGACATCATGGTATCCGACGCGTTGTCCGGAACGGACGATGCCGGAGGTCTCTGCTGGAACGTGGTGTTCGAACTGTTCATAACGTTGGTGGATACGTTTGTGTCACCGCCTCCTCCTTGAGTACCACGCGCTCCTACCTGCGCCTGAACCTGAGAATCACGAAGAGCCTCACCCTCTCGCTGGAGGGCCGATCCACTCTGTACGTTGCCGCTCGGCGTCTCGGGTGTCTCAAGAACCTCACCGGTGTCTGGATTCAGACCCGCGAACTCGTACACCGAATCGGGTATGGCCTTGGCGACGTATCCTCGAGGATCCAGAAGACCGTAGTCCTTTGCGGGATCGGGCAGTACGGATCTTAGGATGGACTTGATGAAGTTCTCTGCGGCGTTAAGTGCGCCGGATAACATATCTCCTGGGGAGAATCCCTTAAAGGCGTCAACAAGAAAGTCCTTTGCGGAGGTAAACAACCCAAAGATCGAGTCGACGATCGATCTATAGAACTCAGCGAAGCTAAAGGATGATAGACTCTCAGACAGATTTTCAAAACCCAACTTACTGAGTATCCAAGACACGCTTGAACGAAGTAGATCGAGTGGAGCCGTTATGATACCGGTTACTATGGTTGTAGGACTTGGGATACCCTCTCCGTTAAAACCCAGCTGTGACAGAACAAAATCTTTTGCACTCTTAAGAAGATCGAATGGAGCACTTACGATATCGGATATGACGTTCGTAAAGCTGAATGAACGAAGTGCTTTGGCCACACTTTCCATTCCAAGCTTGTCTGCAATCCACGCTGCGGCACTCTTAAGAAGGTCGAGAGGTATACCGACCAGCCCGTTCAGAAATCCTGTGATGGCACCCTGAAGACCTCCGAGTATGCCACCCTCCTTGAATCCCTCGATCGACTCACGAATGGTCTGAAACCCGATAAAGATAATGTTTAGTGGTGCAAACAGTCGACCAACCACACGAGAGACCGATCCGACCGTCCGACCAAAGTTCGTCATAGAGCTCGCGATACCGCTAAAGCTACTCGTCGCCGTACGAAAGATGGAAGTGAACTGAGATATCGCACTCGAAAAGACGTTCACGACGGGCTGCAGAACCGTTCGTACGGAGTTCACCGCAGATGTAAGACGCGCACCGATCGACTGAAAGAATCCCGTGAGGCGCTGTATCGTTGGTGTAAGTGAGCTCATAAGACCGCGAGGTGATAGTACCGATGCGACTCTTGCGCCAAAGCCACGAAACGTATTGATGATACCGGAAAACGTCTTTTCAAGATTCACGACGCCACGAGTCATGAAAGATACCATTCTCGACAAGGACGAACCGATCGCTCTTAGACTATCGACGTATCCTCTAAGAACGCCGGTAATCGAACCAAGAGTGACCGCAACCGGACCCATTACCAGTCCCAGATTCGTAACGTTCTCAAGAAGATCGGAGAACGATCCCTCGGTCTCTTCCTCCTGCTCGCGTCGCGTCTCCATCTTTTCGCTAAGACTCTCAAGAGCGGCCAGCATCTGTTCCTGCTGAACGGTCTGCTCTCGACGATTCTCAAGTTGATCCATCGAGTCACCACTCATGAACTCGATAAGACGATCGATATCCGTCGTAAACGTTGACGATACGTTCTCGAGCGCCTGACCCGTCGCCTCGGTATTGGCGGCGATGTCGAGCGTGAACTCGTTGTTCGTATTCAGTTGGTCGACTACATCGGCAAATGACTGTGCCATAACTCTTCTACTCTATTGATGAGAATGCGACTTCATTCTTTCGTTTTCCTTCTGTATGTGATCGATTAACATCGCCACATATATCTCCCTTTCCCACGGTATCATCGTCTCGAGCTCACTCAGACTGTAGTTGTGATGCTGCATCATCGAGAAGTTGACTCGATAGTGATTCAGCAGATTGTCATGGGAAAGGGCTAGCTGAAAAAATTACCAAGCCCCTTGACCTCGAACGAGTTATCGTGGCCGCACGAGACGCACTTAAACGATAGATCGATCGAGGCCGCCGGTATCGTCTCTGCGAACTGTCTGAACTCGTTGAACTGTTTTGTGCTAAGCGACTCGATGAAATCCTTGAGTTCCTTTTCGGATTGATCGGCTGCGTCAAACACCTCTTCCTGTGTATGAATCGAATCGATACAGGCAACGATCAGATCAAAGATTCTCTCGACGTCACTCTTGTTTGCGTTGCCCTGCGCTTTGACCATGGCGCTCACGGACGGATATCGAAGAGTCACACCGATTGAGTCGGTCAGGCGAATCGTCTTGTCGTCGTTATCGGGTACATCAACGTGGACGTCCTCGAGGTTTACGTCCACCTCGTTCTTAACCTCGCACTCTCGGCACTTGACTCCGACCGTGGTGGACTCGCCAACGGACTTTGCTCTGAGCTGCGTGAAGATGTACTCGATGTCAAAGAGAGCAAGGTTCTCGACGTCAAACCCCTCGGTCTCTATGCAGGATACGATCACGTCCTTGACTGCTCGAATCATTTGATTCGTATCGTCCGACTCCATGGCCATCATAAGGATCTTCTCCTCCTTGACCAGATATGGACGATACTCGATTCGCTCACCGGATGACGGTACGGTTAGTTCAAACTTCGGTGATTCTACTTTTGGAAGAGGCATAATTCAATTCACTCCAATTCTTTTCTTATGAAACAATTTCCCAGTTATCGTACGAGAACTCTGACGATACTCGAACGATCTCGTTCTCGGACTCATTACTCAACTCGATTGTATTTAGCGATGTAGGATAGACGTTCTTAAGAACGACCTCCTTGGTCACATCGTTCTCCGTACTCAGATGTTGAATACGAATGTTGTTACGCGCGTAGTCCGACTTATAGTTTACGGTATAACCCTCAAGACCACCGATGTTTCCAATGACTCTTCCCATCCAATCGTTGAGATAGTCCCATGTATACCAGTCGTTACGCATAAGAAACGAGATCTCGATGTCCTCCTGACCGAATGCATACGCGACCTTTGTGGCCTTCATGTCAACGAATCGTTCGTTGGTAAAGATCTGCCGGCCGGGCCATACGATCGAGTCGCAGAGCACGTTGAGCTCGCCATCACCGTCAGGAAAGAACACGCGATATCGATTCGAGCGCGCGAATCCGGATACTGCCGCCGCCTTAAGTTCGTCGATCGAGCTCATATCATCTTCCTTGAGTCGGACCAGACCTTGCGCGTCGATGCCTTGCGGAACGACTCGGTCGGTAGGAACATCGCGATGGGCCACTCCGGTGCATCGATCTCAACGACCTTTGACTTAACGTAACCTGAGAGGTAGTGCTTAAACGTCGGCTGAAAGGCTGAGTACTTTGACGTACTCTTAAGAAGTGAGTAGTTGATCTTGAGCTTCGTCGAGTCATTGAACTTCTTGTTGTTGGCCGTCTCCAGCAGAGCGTCGAACAGCCGAGCACGCGCGGCCGGCGGAAGGTAGTGCATATTGAGGCCGTAGAAGCCTCCTGGCGCCGTCTCGACGAAAAGGATCAGCGGAAACGTATCGTAGTACGGCAACTGCTTCTTAGTCTTTGGATCGTAGAAGAACATGTACATCTTACCGGCGGACGGCGCGTTCTTTTGCGTCAGACGATCATCGGAGATCAGATCCATCTTATTGACGTCGGTCAGACTCTGAGCCTTCTTACGAAACCATTCACGCGCCTTCTTAGTACGCGGATTCAGTCCCTCGCGAAACGCCGCGGCCTGTAGTTCTGTAAAGAGTGACATCTGCTACCTCAAGTAATTCTAAGAGTATTTATATGGTTATCACTTAAGTATCTTGATTCCTAGCTTTTTAAGTGTATCCTCGGTCCAGACCTCGAAGTGCCATCCACGATCGAGCGCAAACTCCGACGCGGCCTTCCACTTTGACTGATTCTTTACGTATGTGAGTGATTCCTTGATGTACCGTCGAGTCTTACGTTTCGGAGTCTTTGGCGGTTGAGTCTGACTCTTCGGTTTGATCTCTATGATGTAGGTATCACCACTCTTTGTCTCGAACCAAAGATCCATGAAGTAACGATGGACCTTCTTGTCCGTCTCGCAGACATATGTTATCACTAACTCCTCGCTGTTCCAAGCTTTAATCGAACTATTTTGATCGATCCAACGAAAGGTGTTACGTTCCCAGAGAGAACGATACACAATGTTCTTAACGTCGCCCACGTACTTCTGTGGATTCTTTGGTGTGAATTTACCCTTGTAAGCCATATAAATAATGTTAGATATCTAGTAACTACGACCGAAGTATTTATCCGCTATGGCTAATCTACGTTTTCCAGAGAATCTTGACGGGTCGACCTCACCGTGGATTCTGTTCGCCGCACGGAGGCCGTCGTACAATCGACGCGGAGGTAGTGTAAGTGTGTCACCAACGGGAGACTCGGTCGGGCTGTACTTTCCCACCGGTCACTCGGTATCCGATGCACTCAACTACGACAGCGCCGAGGCCGGTGCACTCGGTGAGTTGATCAACCGTATGGAGAACAGTGGTCAGAAAGTAACCACCGGTGACGTTCTTGGTGCGGCGACAGCAGCGGGCCGCAATCGTCTTAGAGGTCTGGCGGACACTGCCGGTGCTCAGGAGGCCTTTAATCGAATCAATCGTTCGGTACGAAATCCTCAGGAGTTCATGCTCTTTAACTCGCCGGGAATTCGTGAGTTCTCGTTCTCGTTCTCATTTCTTCCGCAGTCCGAGACCGAGGCACAGACCGTACCGCGAATCATTCAGTTCTTTCGTAAGTCGGCGTATCCGGTCGAACAGGATCTGGACTATCGCTTTCCCGACACGTTCTCGATCGCCTTTCAGCAGTCATCGGACGACGTCATTCGTATGCCGGAGGTCGCGTGTACCGGAATCAACGTCTCGTACAACCCGAACTCCATGTCGTACTTTCGTAACGGCAATCAGCCGGTAGAGACCGAGCTCGAGCTCTCCTTCACGGAGCTGCGGCCGATCTCTCGCGGTCTGGTCGAACAGGGATTCTAGATCATCATGGCCTACTTTACACAGTTTCAAAAGAGCGACTACATTCTGTCGGATCGAGTCGTCAAGAACGTTACGAATCTGTCGCACTACGCAGAGATCTTTTCGAGAGTCGCGGACAACATTTCGTTCTATACGATCTACAGTGCAAGACCCGACGAGAGACTCGACACGATCTCGAACTCGCTCTACGGAACGGTCGACTACTACTGGACGATACCGATCCTGAACGACTCGATCATCAACACCTGGAACGATCTTCCAAAGTCGACCAACGAGATCGTCGAGTACATGAGCAGAAAGCATCCCGGTGTGGCGTTTACGATTCGAGACGATCAGTCCCTCGCCGGTAAGTTTGAGATCGGCGAGAGTCTGATATACAACTCGACCGAGAGAGCAACGATCCTGAACAAGTATCCGTCCCTCGGATTCATCGAGGCGCAGATCGAATCGAGCTCGTCCTTTCCGCTGAATACTGAGATGACTCTGACGGGTGAGACGTCCGGTGACTCGATCGTCGTGACCGGATACACCGAGGCGTACAATGCTCCGGTACGATACGTCGACGCGAACGGCAACACGGTTCTGTTCGATACGAGCAATGCGACGGTGGTCAGCCGGCTCGACGAGGAGCGTGAGAGAAACGACGAGCTTGCACGTATCAAGGTCATTCGACCCGAATACATATCCGATGTGGTCAAACAGTTCGAGCGCGAGATGAAGCGTCGACGTCAGCGTGTTGTATGAGTGACGAGCAGAAACTTCTATCGGTAATACCGAACGGCATTCAGAGTCTTCGCATTCAGGTGGAGACTCACGACAAGCGTCTGTTTGATATCTCGGGTAACATACTTGAGATGTCGCTGTACGAGTCGATCTACTACTCGTACATGCACGGCGAGCTGTATCTGATGGACAACTCGGCGATGCTGTCGGACTTTCCGTTCATCGGCCAGGAGAAGCTACTCGTTGAGTGGGATCGCGACGAGGAGACGACGACGCGAGAGTTCTTTATCACAAAGGTGTCCAACATCTCTCGCAATCGGGATGGGTACGGTGTCTATGAGTTGACCATCACGTCCGAGAGACAGATGCGTAACGCCACGTCCCTCTTCTCACGCGCGTATCGCGGACGCGGGGACGAGATCATCTCCGACGTGTTCTCCGACTATCTGAATACAGACGTTCGCACCGAGGTCAACACGAAGTCGACGCACTCGGTCGTGTTTCCGTATATGAAGCCTCTTCAGGCGATCGACATGATTCGTAAGAACACACTCGCTCTGGACAACACACCGCTGTTCGTCTACGACTCGCTGTACGATAACGTCGTTCGTCTCGACTCACTGGCGCGAATGTACTCGCAGGATCCGATCACTACGATCGCACCAAAGAAACCGTCGAACACGAATTCAGACGGCGTGGCCACCGAGGAGTACACCGACGAGCGATCAACGGTATACAACAACTCGATCAGTCGCGCGTACAACACGTACGATCAGATCAACAAGGGTGCCTACGGTTCGTACGTGACCATCGTGGATCCGTCGATTCGTCAGTATCGAAGAGCGGACTTTGACTTTAAGAAACTGGCGCCGACGGTCGCAGAGGACTGGATCACCGACGACTTTACTCTTGGCGGAACCAGAGTCAACGAGCTGTACGATACAAAGAACTACTACCTGCATCGTAACAAGTACGCGTTCAATTCGGAACCGCCGAATCTGAGCTCGATCGATGATCTCGATCTCTCGATTCTAAACTCGTACCTGCATCGTCATGCGACCTCACTCGTCAAGGTGTACATGGACTCGATCGCATACACACGCGAGACCAAGGAGGCCTTCGGCGTCGGTAAGACCGTCGAGTACCATGTTCCAACGTACGAACCAAAGCTGTCACAGGACGATCGACGAGACGATGAGGTCAACTCGGGCAAGTACATCATCTCGGCAATTCGTCACTACATTAAGAACAACGAGTACACGATGTCGGTCGAGCTCATTCGTGACGGAATCGGTGAGGACGCCGAGCTCGAGTCGAGCGTCCTCTCAAGATCGAATATACTTTCGGAGTTCTGATAGATTATGATGGGTCAGTTATACATCGGTGTCGTGGAGGATCGCAACGATCCACTTAAGATGGGTCGCGTCCGCGTTCGTGTGATCAACGTTCACTCCGAGGATCGAAGAGTCGACGTACCTATCGAGTCGCTTCCCTGGTCGTACGTCATGCAGCCGGCGAACGTGTCGACATCCGGTGCGACCGTCTCTCAGCTCGTCGAGGGTACCTGGGTCGTTGTCATGTACATGGATCCGAATCTGCAGGATCCGCTGGTGATCGGTTCGATTCCGAGTACCGACGAGCAGAGACCCAACTACGAGATCGGATTCTCGGATCCGTTCGGTGTCAATCCTCGATGGACCGGATCCGGAGAAAAGGCCGACTCGAACGTATCGCTGGTCGCGGACGAGGATCGATGGCAGGAGCATCCGACGTACGAGACTCGAGCCGACAATCGTGTGACGGATGTACCGCGAGCCAAGAAGTACGCGGTACCGACGGTATCGGCCACGACGCCGGACTCGGAGTTCGAGAGATCGACATTCGATGAGCTCGACCTTCGTGGATCGCAGTCGTCCCAGTATCCCTACAACTCGATTCGTGAGTTCGAAGCGGGGATGCTCGAGGAGTACGACTCGACGACCGACAACACTCGAGTCACGGAGTCCCATCAGTCCGGTTCGTATCGCGAGATCCTGCACGACGGTACGACGACCGTAAAGATTGTGGGTGACGGTTACAGTCTGACACTGCGCGATCAGAACATGTACGTTCAGGGCGATCTGAACGTGACCGTCGAGGGTAACATGCGACACATGGTCGAGGGCGACTATACTCTTGAGGTCGGTGGCTCGATGTTTACCTACGTCGATAAGAATCGTGAGACCAAGATCAACGGATCGGACGTCAAGGAGATCACCGTCGACGAATCAACCAACATTCTTGAGAAGAGATCGGTGCATGTGACCGGTGATCAGCGCGTACTGATCGACGGTAACGAGACTCGAGTCGTCGGCAAGAAGTCGGATACATCGATCAAGGGCGATCACTCGCAGACCGTACTTGCGAACTCGACGCGTGTCGTGGCCGGCAACGAGTCGCTTCTTACCGTTGGTCAAAGACTGATCACCACCGAGGGTAAGCATCGATTCGAGTCGGTCGCGAACATTGAGTTTGATACGGATTCAGACATGCTAGAGACCATCGGTGGTCTACAGGATACTCAGATCGGTTCAACTCTTGATATCAATGCTGGCGGAAATATCACAATCGTTGGTCCACGGATCGACTTGAACCCATGATTAAGGGCGTGTTTCAGGTCTTGATTGGTAATGAACTAAAGACGTATTATGATTACGATGATATTCCCGATGAGTTTGATAACGTCATACGGTTCGAACCACAGATTCCTGAAGGTCCGCACACAGACGAGGAGCATGAGTGGATTGAATCACTGCCGCAGTATATGGCAGATCTGATGAAGCGTGAGCAGAAATGACAATAGAATTTTCTACAACTACTGTATCATCGTTTTCGGGTAACGAGATTGAAGGTTCTTTTACTCGTGGTGTCGAATTTACTCAGTCAGTTATCGTATCGGTGCCATCAACAGAAACAGAGGATTTTACAATCACTAGTATATCTGTCGTGCTGATAGGTGAACAGGATCCAATTACTATCGCTGTAGACGAACCAACAATTAATTTTGAGGGAACGTATCTGTCCGGATGGGATGATGTTTTTACTTACGTTCCACCTGGTGAAAGCAATAAAACGACCACGCCGACAAATGCAACTATTGACGAGCTTCCCGATGGTCAGGATCTTTATAATCTTAACCAGGATCAAAAACAGTTTATTGCAAGAAACTATGACGTCACTGCCACTTATATTGGTAGCGTCAGTCAGGAAGAAATAACTGAGACAGAAACCTTGACACATGAAGTGTTTAATGATATTGAATCAATCAGATCCTTTATGGCAAATTACGATTACGGAGAAGGATAATGCCAGCGGTTACAAGAATAGGAGACGCTGAGGTTGCTCACTGTTCGGGCATGGTTCGAGCACAAGGCTCTGGTAATGTATTTGCAAACGGCATTGCTGTTTCAAGACAGGGTGACAGCAATACGGTTCACTTACTGCCAGGATCACCTTGTCCGGCACACTCAACAGTAATCTCGGCTGGATCCTCCACTGTTTATGTAAACGGCAAGCAGATAGGGAGAGTGGGAGATCCGACTTGTACCAGCGTTGCTGCCGGCTCATCTAATGTATTCGCAGGTGGATAACAGACATGGCTGATATCTTTGATACACTCTGCGGCGAGTCGGGTGTAGTTAATCAGATCAACGATGCACAGGATCAGATACGTGAGGTCGTGACCGCCGGTAAGAACGCGATCAACTCGGTCAAGCAGTTCGCGAACGATCTCGAGACACTGCAGGGCGCGATCGAGAATCAATCCGGTGTCGTGACGCGTCGACTGCAGGAGGACATCAAGAACATTCTTTCCGACGAGGCTCTTGCGAATCCCAGCGGTACGATCGCACAGCTTCTTGAGATTCGTGCGGCGTATCAGGCAGCAGGACCCGCGATCGATCGTATCATCGAGAACGTACAGCGATTTATCGAGGATCCACTGAACACGCCTCTGAGTCTCTGCGAGGACATACCGAACGTCGTCAAGGTCGGTGAGGAGGTCCTTGAGCTCTCTCAACCGTCGGTCGTACCCGATAAACCGCCCGAGCGAGAAGAGAAGGACGACTTTACCAAGAACATCGGTGTGTCGGACTTTGAGACGATTCCAAGATTTCCGACGCGATCCATTCAGGAGGCAATCGAGGTCGCCGGTCGATACACCGGTGACGTTGGTCCGGGTGCCGCAAACGAGGCCGCGATAGGTCGGTAAACCATTATAAATAAAAGTATGGCAACCGATGAATCAACAATCAGAGCGCGTTCAAGGGACTACTCGGACGTCGACTTCGGCTTTCGTGCGAATCCGGTAACGGGCGACGTGAGTATCAAGCGAGGCACCGAGGCGATCAAGCAGTCGGTTCGTAACATACTCTTGACGAACAAGGGTGAGCGACCCTTTGATCCGGAGTTCGGTTCGAACATTCGATCACAGTTGTTTGAGAACTTTGATCCGATCACCGAGACACTTCTGGCAGAAGAGATTCGTACCGCACTGCGAACGTACGAGCCTCGCGTTCGTGTACTCGACGTGGTGGTCGATGGTGCACCTGATCGTAACGCGATGAGTGTGACGCTGAACTACGAGATTCAGTCGCCCGAACAGACAGCAGACAGCCTAACGTTTTCAGTAGAGAGACTGAGATAATGAGAAACACTCAAAGACTCAACGTCTCGGACATCGACTTCGAGTCCATTCGTGAGAATCTAAAGACGTATCTTCAGTCGCAGGACGCGCTTCGCGACTACGACTTTGAGGGATCGGCCATTACGTCGATCATCGATGTTCTTGCGTACGCCACGCACTACAACGCGGTCAATGCAAACATTGGTCTGAACGAGACGTTTCTCGATACGGCTCAGTTTCGTGGGTCGGTCGTAGGACACGCTCGTCAGCTCGGATACACACCGCGGTCCTCGGTCGCGCCGGTCGCGTATCTCGACGTCGTTGTGAACGATCCGAGCTCACAGTCGCTGACGATTCCTCGCGGACATCGATTTAAGACGACGATCGACAATACGACCTATGAGTTCGTAACGGATCAAGAGTACGACACGACCGACGCGACGTTCACGAACGTTAAGATTCTTCAGGGTCGAGTTCGTACGGCCGAGTTTGTCTACGACGTCGCGTCCAACGAGAAGTACACGATTCCCGACGTTGATGTCGATACCGATACACTTCGCGTGGAGGTATACGACTCGGTGAACTCGTCGACCTTTCGAGTCTTTACCGAGGCGACGAAGCTGACGTCGGTGACCGAGGAGAGTGAGATCTACTTTCTGTCGGAAAATCCCGACGGACTCTTTGAGATCACCTTCGGCGACGATGTGATCGGTCGTGCACTCGAGAACGGTAATCTCATTCGCATCGAGTACGTCGTCACGAACAAGACCGCGGCCAACGGTGCATCGATCTTTACGTCGATCGACTCGGTTCAGGGTAACAGCAATCTGTCGATCACGACGGCTCAGGTCGCAAGAGGCGGTGACGAGCGAGAGGATCTCGATTCGATTCGATACAACGCTCCTCTGTCAGATTCTGTCCGATGCAGAAAAGACGCAGATTCTTGAGACCATCGTTCGACCGAAGTCCGTCGTGACCGTCACACCGGAGATCATCGATCCCTCGTTTACATACATCTCGCTCGACGTGTTCTTTAAGTACGATACGACTCAGACGGCGATGACTCAGACTCAGCTACAGACCGCTGTACAGAACGCGATCCTGACGTACGACGAGAACAATCTCAATCGATTCAATCGAGTCTTTCGTCACTCCGAACTTCTGTCGGTCATTGATGATACCTCGGACGCAGTGCTGAACTCAACGGCTCGAGTATACGTCAAGAAGAGGTTCGAGCCGACGCTGAATCGGGCAAGAAAGTACGAGATCGACTTCTCGGCCGATCTATACAACTCGCGATCCAAGGAGAACATCATCACGACGACCTCACTGTTCACGTACGACGGCCGAAGCTGTCGTCTGAAGGATCGTCTTACGACCGACGGAAATCGAATCGTGCAGATCGTGTCCGGTGAGGGTGTGAACGAGATCACGGTCGTATCGAACATCGGCAGAATCGAGGGATCAAAGATCGTTCTTGAGAACTTCTCGCCGTCGGGATTCCAGGGTAGCTTCATTGAGATCGAGGCAATTCCCGACTCACTCGATATCGCACCTCGTCGGAACAACATTCTGGTGATTGACGAGAACGACGTCTCCGTCGTCGGTGAGGTCGATACTATCGTTGCCGGACAGGACTTCTCTGGTGTAACCTACAGCACAACTCCACGTCATGCGTAAGGATCTGTCACCACACGTCTCGTCGCTGCTCGAGAAGTTCGTGCCCGAGCACATTCGGTCGAACTATCCTCAGTTCATTGACTTTATTCGAGCATACTTTGACTATCTCGAGGAGTCCAACGAGTCGGCCTACTATCAGAACACTCTTCCGCAGCAGCGCGACATTCGTACGCAGGAGCAGGAGTTCCTCGCTCTTATTCAGAAGGAGATCGGACTCTTCGTTCCCTCGGAGTACGCCGCCGATCCAAAGATCTTCTACGATCGCATCTCGGACCTCTGGAGATCAAAGGGATCACAGGAGGCGATCGAGACCTTCTTTCGGTTGTTCCTCGATGACGTCGTAGAGATCGAGTATCCCTGGAATCGTGTTCTGATTCCATCGGACGGTCGTTGGATCGTCGAGGACAAACTTCGCGTCTCGATGATCTCCGGCGATGCGAACGACTTTGCCGGCAAGGTGGTTCAGCAGGTCGGGTCGGACGCGCAGGCTCGTGTGGATCGAGTCGAGCGTCGCGTGTACTCGGACGGCGTGATCTTTGAACTGACACTGGTCAAGGGAACTCAGATCGCCGAGTTTGATCCGCGAGCGCGTATCGTGTCGACCGACGGTCTCGAGGCAGAGATATACAAGTCGGTATCCGGACTAAGCATCACGAGCGTTGGCACAAACTATCAGCGCGGAGACCGTATTCGTGTCAAGGGGTTCGAGGGATTCACGTTTACCGCATTCGTCTCTGGTATCGACGAGAACGGTGGTATCACAGACGTTCGGTTCTCGAACTACGGTGCCGGTAACACACCGAATCACGTCAAGGCGTCAAACACCTCGGAGTTGTATTATTTTGAGGATTTCTTGCTGTATCGTTACTCCGACGATACACAGGTCGGACCCTCGGTGGTCGAATACGAGATCGATACGGATTCCGGATCGGGTGCGGACTTTGATCTTCGATTCGATGCAGTCGTCACTACTCCCGGCGAGTACCGAGGTGTTCGTGGCCAACTCGATGAATCGATCGTTCTGCAGGACTCGGACTTTTACCAGAAGTTCTCGTACGAGGTGTCGACCAGTTACTCGACACGCCGTTGGATCGATGCGCTAAAACGTACCGTTCATCCGGGTGGCATGGCCGTATTCGGTAACGTACGAATCAACGAGACGCTCGACAATACGGTCGCTAGTTCGGTCATCTACACGGCCATCACCGAACCACCTAAATATGTACTACTCGAGAGACCACGATTCGTCTCGAATCCTCTGGGTTTTGCTCAGGACTACACGATTCCCGAGCAGGTATATTTCGCCGAGGCGTACGTCGGTGAGGAGTTCTTTAATCAGGAACTCGAGGTTACCACCGAGACATCAACAGAATCATTCACGAACGACGTCTTTGTGACACAGGATTAAACGATCATGCCGTCAGCACTGTCAACTAAATTCGCATTTCGAAATGCTCGTGATCTGGTCAGAACGATACAGGACTCGGACTCGAGTTTCTATATCTTCTACGGTCGCACGATGCCATGGCCCGACGAACAGGCTCCGCCGTCGCCCACCAATACTCTGGCGTCCGAGTACGATGCATGGCACGACATGACGGCACTCAAGAAGGTCGACTTTCAGGACACACGTCTTGGGTTTAAGCGAGTCGACTGGACGTCCGGTACGGTGTACGACGAGTATCGAGACGATGTCGATCTCACAACGCTCAACTACTACGTGTACACCGACGATCAGAACGTGTACAAGTGCATCTCCAATAATAACGGTGCGCCGTCGACCGTCAAGCCGACTCATACCACGAACAACATCACCGCCGAGACCGACGGATACAAGTGGAAGTACATGTTCGGCCTGACGGACTCGCTGCTTCGCAAGTTCTTTGTCCCCGGATTCCTTCCGATCAATGAGGACGAGGTTGTTGTCAATAACGCGGAGGTTGGTTCGATCGAGAATGCGACCGTCGTCTCGAGCGGTTCGGGATACGCCGCGTCCTCGATGATTCCGGTGTTCATTGGCGGGGATGGTGACGAGAACGCAACGGCCGAGGTCGATATTACGGTCGACAACGGTGCGGTCATCGGCGCGACCGTCACTTCCGGTGGTTCCGATTATCCCTACGCGCCTGAGAGCAACATCCCCGTGGCCATTCGTCAGATCGGAACGAGTGGTGCCGTGCAGACCGCATACGGACTCGCGAATACGAATCCCGACGGCGAGATCTCTTCGGTCACTCCGGTCATCGGCGGCTCGGGATACTCAGCCGGTACCGCATACGTCGTGCAGTCGTCGGCACAGGGTGAGGCAACGACCAACGTGAATGGTGAAATCACGTCCGTCGATATTCCTACAGGTAAGGCAGGGAAGAACTTCCGAAAGGCATCATCTACGGTCGTTGGTACCTCGACCACTCCCGCCGAGGTTCGACCGGTCATTTCACCCTTCGATGGTCATGGTGCCGACCCGGCTCGTGAACTCCTTGCTCGGTACGCGCTGATCAATCTACGATTCGCGTACGACGAGGGTGAGGGTGACTTTACGATCGAGAACGACTTTCGCACGATCGGACTGATTCAGGAGCCACTCGAATATGGTTCGTTCTCGTCCTTTGCCGATGCTCAGACACTTGATGCTAAATATAGACTAACACTCGATCAGAATAATGCCGGTTTCACAGAGGACGACACGATCGTTGGTCAGAACTCCGGTGCCATCGGACTTCAGGTCGATCTGTACGAGGACAACATTCTTCGTGTTATTCGAGACGACGAGATCTCAAACTCCATCGAGTTCGAGGTCGGTGAGACGATTCGAGGTCTTTCCTCCGGTGCGACGGCCGCTATCACAGCGATTGATCCACCCGAGGTCGAACCCTACTCCGGTGACATTTTGTTTATAAATAACCGTGAATCCATTGATCGACGAGACGATCAGATCGAGTCAATCACATTGGTGATGGAATACTAATACAGAGGAATCCATGGCAGACTTTAATACCGCACCATACTTTGACGATTTCGACGAAGCGAAGAAGTTCCTCAAGATTCTCTTTCGTCCGGGTTATGCCGTTCAGACACGTGAGCTGAATCAGGCACAGACCATTCTTCAGGATCAGGTCACGAAGTTTGGTAAGCACATCTTCAAGGAAGGCTCGGTCGTCATCCCCGGTGAATTGTCGGTTCTTCGTAAACCGTACATCAAGGTCGATCCGATCATTCAGCGCATCGAGACCGTCGGTGGCGTCGAGCAGTCTGCCACCGATATCAACCCCGGATCCGACACCGAGACTGCCGCAAAAGAGATTCTTGGCAAGACTCTGACCGGTATCGGCACGGACGGATCCGCTACGTCGACTCATGGTGTGACCGCACTGGCACAACTGTGGCAGAAGCGCGACATCGACAACTCGATCCCCCAGGGCTTTATCATTGACTATCAGTCTGCGGCCAATGATACAGAAAAGGAAAAGTTCGAGGCGGCAGAGCGAATTCGCGTCAAGGTTTCCGAGACCGATGCCGACAACTTTGTCGAGTACCAGCTTACGGTTCTCCCCGAAGCGGACGATCCGATCGGCCTTGGTACCACTGCCGAACTTCAGCGCGGCATATATTTTCTGCGTGGATTCTTTACGCTCGTCGATTCCGACGCAATCATTGTCGATGCGTACTCGACTCAGACACCGGCGTCGGTCGGCTTTACGATCGACGAGAACTTCGTCACGCCGGAGCAGGACGAGAGTCTCAACGACAATGCGAACGGCACCTTTAACTTTGCCGCTCCCGGTGCACATCGATACCAGATTCAGACCGTACTGACGTCTCGTCAGCTCACGTTCACGACGGACTCCGACGGCAACGAGGTCGTCGAACCTATTCGTGATCCGAACTACGTCGAGGTCACACAGTTTCAGAACGGTGTCGAGCAGGAACACGTCGTCAACACCGAATACTCCGAACTCGAAAAGGCACTGGCTCGTCGCACGTTCGATGAGTCGGGCAACTACTCGGTTCGTCCGTTCCGCGTTCAGGTCAAGGAGAAGCGCTCTAACAATCGTGGTGAGTGGACACAGGGCCGATACTATCTTCAGGGTGACATCGTAACATCGGGCGGTAACACGTACGTTGCACAGCGGTCGGGTACGGCTGGTCCGAACTCACCCGCTTCGGTCGTCGGTACTGGTGTCCCAGATGGAGCCGACGGCTCGCTCAATTCCAACGTCGTGTGGTCGTACGAACCGAATCCTCAGTACAACGGTGGCGACACCGCCGACCTTGATCAGACGCAGGAACAGGCAGAGCAGCAGGAATCACAGCTCACGATCATCGTCGAGCCGGGTAAGGGATACGTTCGAGGCTATGAGGTCGAAAAGATCTCGCCGGATCGTATCGATATTCAGAAGGCTCGTACATCCGACATCGTCAAGAACGATTCACTCGGATCGCGCCTCGGCAACTACGTTCGTGTTAATAATATCAACGGTGTTCCGGACATCCAGTCACTCGCATCGGTGACGCTTCGTGATGTGGTGGTAGCTGATAATGGATCGGGTAACGACGTCGGCACGGCACGGATTCGTGGTCTCGAGCAGGTCGGTGATGAGTACCGTCTGTATCTGTTCGACGTGAATCTTGGCTCGACCAATTCCTTTGCTGATTCCGTCAAGCAGATTCGAAATTCTGACTTTAGCGCCGATGTCGTTAACGCCAATGAGTCGGACAATCAGGGTTCGGTCTCGTCATCGGGTACGACCTTTACCGGTGTGGGGACTCGCTTTGCCGCCGCATTCGTTGTCGGCGACTACCTTGAGGTGAACGGCGAGTTTTATCGAATCACGGCGATTAATTCGGACATCGAACTCGAGGTTGGAAGTGCGCCGTCCGCCGACTTTTCTGGTGAGGCGTATCGCAGAGTTCGGACTCGCATTAACGATCCGAGAGACCAGCTCACACTCTATCCGATGTTCTATGACGCGATCAAGACCGTCAAGGACGAGGAGGACGTGTCCGAGGTCGAGTACACGGTCGTGCAGAAGTTCGAGAACATCGTCTCGACGGGTGGCGTGGCGACGGTATCCAGAACATCTGCGGCAGACTCCGGCGGTTCCGGCATCGGTACGCGATTCTCGACATCGGTCCTTCCGCAGGAGATTCTGGTCACTCAGGACTCGAGTGGTATCACGCAACTCGACGGTTCACCTGCATCGCTCGGATCCGTCACGACCGATTCGATCACGATCAACGGGCTACCCGATGGGACATACACGGTCTTTGCTCCGGTAATCAAGGAGGACGCACAGCGGTCCAAGGAAAAGAGCAAGACTCTCGAGACCGGTCAGGTCGATGTTACGAATCTGGACGATCTGAACAATCGAGTAATCTCGCTCGGTAAGGCAGACATTCTTCGCGTCGTTCGTATCTCAATGTCCTCGACCGCGACGGGTACCTCGTACGATCCGACCGGTGAAACTGACATCACCGAGTGGTTCACGCTCGACGATGGTCAGCGCGACACACACTATGCACTCGGCTCGATCGTTCGAAAGCCCGAGTACTCGGCACCGACCGGATACATTCGCATCGACTTTGAATACTTCTCTCACGGGGCGACGGGCGACTACTTCTCGATCGACTCGTACTCGATTCCCGATGAGGATATTCCGGTGTACGAGACCGAGGTCGGTGTCATCCCGCTTCGCAACGCACTCGATTTCCGTCCGGTGATCGATGATGCGGGTGGTTCTTTTACCGGCACCGGTGGTTCGGTATCCCTGCCGCCGAAGCCGGGTACCGAGCTTACCGCGACGTATCAGTACTTCAAGGGACGTAACGATCGTATTGCGATCAACTCGAAGGGTGATGTGATCGACGTGACGGGCACACCGTCGCTGACACCCTCGCTTCCCGAGCCGGTGTCCGAGACCATGGACGTCGTGACACTTGAGATTCCGCCATACACGTACTCGCCGGATGATGTAAACGTTAGTAAGGTCGATAATCGTCGGTATACGATGCGCGATATCGGTGACCTTGAGCGTCGAATCGATCGGCTGGAGTACTACACATCCCTGAATCTTCTCGAGCAGAAGGCCGCGTCGATCGAGATTCCGGACGACGAGGATCCACGGTTCAACCGATTCAAGAACGGCTTTATCGTCGATAACTTTGCCGGACACAGCACCGGTGATACCAGTGCGCCGGATTATCGTGCGTCGATCGACATGGAGCGTCAGGAGCTGCGTCCGACCGTATACTCCGACAACGTCGAGTTGGTCGAGTCGGTGTCCCGTGATTCTGATCGGGCGGCTGCCGGCTATCAGGTGACCGGCGATGTGATCACTCTACCGTACACACAGACCACGTACATCAATCAGCCGTTCGCGACCAACGTCGAGAACATCAACCCGTACGCCGTCTTTACTTTCATCGGCGCGGTGTCGCTGAATCCGTTCTCGGATCAGTGGTTCGAGACCGAGTCGCTTCCGGCGATCATCAATGACGTCGAGGGCAACTTCAATGCGGTGCGCGATCGTGCCGCCGAGGCCGGTGTTCTTGGCACGGTCTGGAACAACTGGCAGACGCAGTGGACGGGTACACGAACTACGACATCCGGATTCATTGCCGGTCGCGGCCGTCGCCGTCAGACGGAGCAGCTCACACGAGAGGCTCGTACTCGTGCTCGTTCGGTCGCATTCCTTGCTCGGAACCTAAAACTCGGCACACGAATCTTTCCGTACTTTGACGGTACCGACGTGTCCGAGTACGTGACTCCGGCTTCCCGTCTCGAATACACAGAGATCTCGGGTTCTTCCTCGATCTTTGACTTTGAGACCAACGCCGGTGCGAATGCCGATGAGATTGCACGAAGAATTGGTGGTGATACCGAGACTCATCTCAACTCCGGCGATGTCGTATTCGTCTCGCAGCGTGGATCGACCTCGTATGCAACACCGGAGGCATCACCCTGCACCGCTGTTGTTCAATTGCAGGAAGTGCAGCCGGGTGGTGAAGAGCGATCGATCCTCGTGCTCAATGCGTCGGGCAATTTCCAGCCGGGGGATGAGATCACCGGCACGATCTCTGGTGCCAAGGGTACGGTAACCACATGGACTCCGCGTCAGCAGGGTGATCCTCTGGTCACGAACTTTGGTGGCGATGTTGCCGGTGTCTTTGCGATTCCGAACAACAATGAGATTCAGTTCCGCACCGGTGAGCGCGAGTTTAAGCTTCTTGATAACGTCAACAATAACGACTTTGAGGCTACCACACGCGGCCGCGCCACATACGAGGCCGAGGGAACTCTTCGCAGAACTCAACAGACGATCAACTCGGTGCGCAACGGCGAGATCGTCGAGCAGCGAGTTAACGACAACCGTACACGGTCTGAGGTAACACGGACGACGTGGTTCGATCCGATCGCACAGACCTTCTTGGTCGAGGAATCGGGCGGACTGTTCCTTACCTCGCTCGATCTATACTTTGCATCGGTCGATCCGACCATTCCGGTTCGTCTTCAGATTCGAGACACCGTGAACGGCTATCCCGGAGCCAACGTGCTGCCGTTCGGTGAGGTCGTACTGACACCGTATGAAATGCGTGACGGACAGGCAACCGGGTTCGGTCTGTCTTCTCGGACGGTTGATCTGTCGAATGTCGACGGTGCACCGATCTCCATTGGTCTGGCGCCCGATTCTCCGGTACGATTCAACTTCAAGGCTCCGGTGTACTTGCAGGAGGGTGAGGAATACTGCTTTGTACTCCTGTCCGACTCGAACAACTACCACGTATGGGTTTCGGATCTTGGTGGTATCGACGCGTTCTCCACTCAGGGTGAACAGAATCAGGTATCCGAGCAGCCGTACCTCGGTTCGTTCTTCAAGTCACAGAACGCGTCGACTTGGACACCGGATCAGAACCGTGACATGAAGTTCCGTCTCAATCGTGCGAAGTTCCAGAACCTGACGAACACGATCACCGGAGCGGACGGTCGCGAGGAGTCGATCAATACCACGGCGCTGACGCCGGGCGGCATCGCGACATTCAACAACGTGAGGCTCGATACGGCCGATCTTGAACGTGATCCGCTGTTCGCACGGTTCGGATCTCAGTACGTTCGAGTCCTTCATCGAAACCATGGGTTTACGATCTCAAACTCGCAGGTCACACTGTCCGGATTCGAACCGGGTGTGTATGCCGGTATCAATGCGTCGGAGTTGAATAAGACTCATGATATCGTACACGTCACGCACGATTCGTATGTGATCAAGCTACCGACCACCGCCAACGAGACGACCCGTACGGGTGGAACCGGTGTACGAGCAACACGAAACGTACAGTTCGATGGTGTGCAGCCAATCGTACCGGTACAGTCTTTCCCACAGACTCGAGTCGATTACATCGCACGAACCGTATCCGGACAGACGGTGTTTGGTTCAGAGACCCCGTACATTCGCGATTCTGTCGGCGTCGAACTGAACGAGAATGAGAACAACTTCTTTGACTCACCACGGCTGATCGCGTCGGACGACAATGAGATCGTACAGGGCGGTGACGCGATCAAGTCCTTCGATCTTGATGTTCGGTTGTTCTCGACTCGTGATAACCTGTCGCCCGTCATTGATACATCAAGGCTGTCACTGATCACATTCAACAATCGGGTCTCGAATCCGACACTCTCGAACTCAACGTACGTTCCGACCGATACTTCCGAGCAGCAGGCCGATGGGACGGTGTTCGACAAGGTCGGTGTCGTGGCCAACGATTCATCGAATCTGACGTTCACCGATGATCAGATTCAGACGAGCAACTCGTCCGTACAGGGTCTGTTCCGCGATCTTCAGGCAGGACAGATTCTCGAGGTCTCAAATGCGGCGAACGACTCGAACGATGGTCAGTACACGATCACATCGGTCGAGAGTGACGGTTCGGCCATCACGGTCACACCGGCGTTCTCTGCAACCGAGGACCCCGCTGGTGATACCGGCGGTGTGAATCTGGCGGTTTACAACAACTATGTCGAGGAGATCGCGCCGTCCGCCGGTACGACTGCCGCTAAATACATGACACGGCGAGTCGATTTGTCCGAGGCCGCGGCCAACTCGACCGGACTGGATATTCGATTCGCCGCCGATGTTCCGACCGGAGCCGCAGTCGATGTATACTACAAGACTAAGCTGTCGGCCAACGATACGAACTACTCGGATATCATCTGGACTCTTGCGGGTACCGTATCCTCGACCAACGTCGACGGATTCTCCGATCAGGAGTTTAATGTGAGCAACATTCCGACGTTCGACGTGGCGGCGGTTAAGCTCGTCATGCGGTCGGACTCCTCGGTCAACGTCCCTCTCGTCAAGGATCTGATAGTGATCGCCAATGCATAACAAAGTCTTTACACGAATCGAGAACGAGCCGCACTTGAGGAAGGACCCTACTTCGGGTGCGGTCGTGAATGTTTCCGCCGATAACTATAATAAATACTTACAGAAAAAACAGATGGCTCGCAGACACAACGAGCGGCTCGATAATCTTGAGTCGGAACTTCAAGAGGTCAAGGGGCTACTTCGCTCGGTCGTCGATAGGTTAGGCGCAGATGATTGATACACAGATCGGTATTCGTGGTGACGTGGAGATTCGACTCTACTCGGCCGATGACGAACTCCTACACGAGCAGGAAGTGCGGAATCTGGTGACCGACGCGGGGAAGGCTCTTCTGACAAGAAAGCTGATCGGCGACACCGAGGCGATTCAGTCCATCGGTATCGGCAGCGGAAGTACTCCGGCGACCGGATCGGATACAGAACTCGAGAGTGAGGTCGCAGAGGTCGACGTTCGCTTTCAGTCGACAGAGAACAACATCGCGTCGTTCATCGCCACCTTCGAGGAGAACGTCCCATCGAGCGACACGACGGTCAGAGAAGTCGGACTCTTTTCGGATCAGGATCTACTGATCTGCCGCACGGTTCTCGATTCGTCCTTCGTCAAGGCAACGACCGACTACCTAGTGATCAACTGGAAACTACAGATCGGATGATAAGTTTCAATGAGTAGTATCAAGTACAGACAAAATCAGTCCGACTTCGAGTCCAACATTCGGATCGAAAAACTCGGAGGCGAGACGTTCAAGGGTGCACCGCTCTCAAACAATGAGTTGGACACGAACCTTGCGAATCTGAACATCGGCAAGGTCGAGAACGACGGCTCGATTCCGATGTCGGGGAATCTGACGACACCCGGCATCGATGCATCCCTTGCCGCCGAGGGATTTCGTCTGTACAACGAGGCGGGGGATCTGGTACTTACCGCCGGTAAAGACAACTCGATCGATGTTATCTTCGAGGGTAATATCGACGTCGGCGATCAGGGTTCGGTGGATGTCAACCTCGGTGGCGGTGACATCACGGCCAACAACATATTCCTGAACGGTCGTCTGATCGATCAGGCGCTGTCCGAGCGGTTCAATGTATCCAACGTTGGTGACGTACTTCGCGCCGTCACGATCGATTCTCCGACTCTCACGGTCGACGGTACGGTCGCATCCGGCGAGACCGACGTGACGTTCGACTCGGTTGCCAATGTATTCGTCGGTGATGCAATCGCAAGTTCAAGCACCGAGATTCCCGTCGAGACCACCGTCAGCGCGATCAACGGTAATACCATCACGTTGTCGAATCCTCTGAATTCCGAGCTGACGGACGGATCATCGGTCATTATCAACTCAGAGAAGACACTGCTGAAGTTCACGACGATCGTTCGTCTGGTAAACGTCGCTGGTGAGTTCGGTGTCGGTCAGACCGTTCGTGGTAATACGACGGGATTCAACGGCACGATTCATCGCATCGAGGGTAATAATCTGTATGTGATCATGCAGAACGACGACGAGGAGTTTCAGGGATCGGAGCTTCTTCAGCAGATCGTAAACGGCACACCGTCCTCATCGATTCAGGGCACGGTCACCGAGGTCATCAACACCGATACGATCAAGGTGGGTCATAAACTCAAGGTGTTCGGTGTTCAGAATACCGATCCCGCCGCCAATCAGAACGAGGCTCAGACCACACCGGTACTAAACTCGACCAAGAACGGCACGACCGACACACAGCTCGACACACAGAACTACTACTACTGGTCGGCACAGTTTCGATTCGATAACGGCAAGATCGGTGCCGCCGCCGGTCCCACGACTGTCATCGATCATAACACTCCTGAGTATTTCGACACCGATCGGTACATCTCGTTGTCACTCGCCAGATCG